CCTTCGGCGATCGCATAGTCGCCAAGTGTCGCCGTCCCGGTCGTAATGTCCCGGAGGGAGGCACTCCAGCCCACCTCGGTTCGGTCGAGGATCGTTGCGACTCGGGCGGAGGAGAGTTCGGCGGATGGTGTGAACGCTGAGAGGAACGAGTTCGCGAGGATGAAGAGGTCGTCCGCGCAGATGATCGTTACTTGCGGGATTTGTTTCGGGCCGACGTAGTCATAGGTGAAGTCGACGACGCGACCTCGGAAGATGACGTCAGAGTTCCGGGTGATGCGTACTTGGCGGAGCGGGGAGAGGCCGGGAGTGTCGTCGAACTCGTCCCAGTAGACGCTCGCGGTGTTGTACGGGTCGAACGCTCGGCTCGTGTCTCGGGCGACGATGACGGCCCGTCCGGGTGCGATGGAGTCGAGAGGTGATTTCTTGCCGCGTTCTATCTGAACGGAGACGACGTCGATCTCGGCGAACTGGTCGACGCCGTCGAGGACGTAGGTCGTACCGTCGAGGAGGCCTTGCTGGGTGTCGTCGAGTGTGAAGCCGTCTCCGAAGCCGACGTCGAGTTCTACGGTGAGCGTTCCGCCCGTGACGATGTTCGCTGGCATGGCTCAGACTGCGATCTGAACGTCTAACGGCCCCGATACGAGGTTGTACTGCTGGAGGGCGTCGACGATGAGATTCGGAAGGTTCGCGTCCGCGCTCACGGTGTTGACGGTGATACTTACGTTTCCGCCGTTCATGCGTTCTAGTTCGCCGGGGAGGAAGTCGAGGAAGCGCGGATCGTCGGGTCGGTAGATGCCGGAGTAGTCGGGCGTGACCGGGAGGATAGTCACTCCGCCGCCTCCAGCGCGGCTAGAGCCACCTCCACCTCCGCCGCCTCCGCCGCCGCCTGCGGACGGTATTTCGGGAACGATGACGCCCGTCCCGGATGGGATGGTGGGGACGCCTGCGGCCATGCGGTCGAGACGGCCGGGAGTGTCGACGCCGCCCGCTTTCGGTGCTACTGGTGCTCCGCCGAGAGATGCCGAACCGATGGAGACTTCGGGAATCTTCGGGATGTCGGAGAACGGGTTCAGTTTGTTAGCGCCGTCGATCGCCTTATTTATGACTGCGATCACTCCGTTCACCATCTTCCCGACGACGTCGAGCACGAAGCCCGCCGTCTTCACGAGGAACGAGCCGAGTTCGGAGAATGCTCCCATGAGTGAGAAGACGACGTCGATCACCGGGCCGATGGCCTTCGCTACGACGCTGAACGCGACTCCGAGCGTCTTCGTGAGTATCGGGGCGACGGTTCCCGTGATGAACGACGCGAGGTTTTTCATGAAGTCGACGAGTTTCGAGATGTTCTCTCGGTTGTCCTGAATCTTTCGGCTTACGACCTCGAAGATGTCGGCTAGTCCTCGAAACACGGTCTTCCAGAGGTCGAGCACGATCGGGACGACTCGATTTATGAGGAAGTCCGCGAGACGTGAGAACGCAGGGATGAGGTAGTTCTGGATGACCGGGACGACTTTCGTCGTGATGAAGTCTCCGACCTTTCCGAGCGCCTCCGAGATGATCGGGAGCCATTTCTCGCCCATGCGCTGAAGAGCCGGGAAGACGTCGTCGAGGAGGAACTTCGTGAACCGCTCGAAGATCGGGAGGAGTGCTCCGCCGAGTCGTTCTTGGACTTGCGAGAACGCGACCTTCATCCGGTCGGAGGCGTTCGCGGTCGCTTCGGCCGTCCCGCCGACCTGCGTCTCGATAGCGGCGAGGATGAGCGCCTGCGCTTCGCCGACCTTGTTCGACTCGACGAGCGTCTGGATGCGTTCTTTCTCCGCTTCGGTGAACGTGACGCCCGACTTCGCGAGTGCGGTGATGCCCTTGATCGGGTCTTGGAGTGCCTTTCCGAGTTGTACGGCGTTCTGAGAGGCCTCTCCGAAGCCTGCGGCGGCGAGGTCGATCGCGGCCTGCGTAGCCCGGTCGAAGGAGCCTCCGACCTCTCCGGCGGTCTTGGCTAGTTCGCCGAACGTCAGGAGTTTCGCCTGCGTTAGTTTGATCGCGTTCTGGTCGACGCCCGTATTTCGGGCGGTGGCTTCGGCGAGTTTGACGAGGCGGTCGGTGACTGCTCCGGCTTGATCGCCGAAGAGTCCCATCGAGTCCGCGATCTGCTTTATGCGAGCGTTAGACGTTGAGGCGGCTTCCCCGGCGGCGATGAGTTGCTTCCCGACGACTGCGGCGGCGGCTCCGGCTGCTGCGAGGCCTGCGGCTGCGGCGATTCCGAACTTCTTCGCGGAGCCTCCGAACTTGGAGAGTTTGCCTTCGGCTTCATTGACGGCGTTCTTTAGCGGTGTCGCATTACCGGAGATCGTGACGGAGATCAGAGCCATTAGTTCCGCCTCTTATCGTCTAGGTCGTACTTCTTGATGAGGTCGTCGACGAGTTGCTCGTAGCGGCGGCGGATTTCGTCGCGGCGGCCGTCGATCGCATCATAGAAAAACGGTTGCGGCTTGATTCGACGCGCAGGCCAGCCGAAGTGAATCGGCCCAGCGTACGGGATGGCCTTCGAGCCTGCCTTCACCCGGGCCGAGGTCTTGGACGCGGCCTCCCGGACGGACGAGGCCAGCGCTCCAGAGAGCACCGGGACGAACTTCTTCGCGTCTCCGGCGACGGCTGCGGCGATCGCCCTATTCACGGGGAGGAACTCTTGGGCGCGGTAGTCGACATCGGAGGAGAGGTTCTTCATCTGACGGCGAACCGACGAGAGGCCTTCGATCTTGACGCCGCCCTCGCGTCCGGTAGCGCGGAAGCCGAAGGTTCCCGTTCCGTTAGCCATGTCGCGACCTCTTTCTAGATTCGTTTCTTCGGCGGACTCCATCGTAGAGCGCCCGAATGACGGGATGAGGAGTTCGTAGTAGGTCGGTCGGCGGAATGTTCGTCGCGAGTGAGAGTTCCGCTATCTCTCGGGCGACTCCCCCGAAGGGGACGATTAGTTTCCCGAGTTGTCGACGTTCGTGACGCCTGCGATGTCTTTCTTCCATTCGTCGAACGGTTTCACTACTTTCCCGGCGTTCTTCTCGGCGAGCCACGCGAGATAGTAGAGGTGCGTCATCTTCGGCGCTTGGCCGTCGCTGAACGCTCCGACGATGGAGACGCCGAACTTCGTCTCGAAGTCGATCTGGGAGTCTGGGTAGACGATGTGAGTCTCACTCGCCCCGTCTTTCCGCTTTATTTCTAGGGAGAGGTCGAGCATCGTTTAGGCCACCGCCTGCGCGATCGAGCCGCCCGTGTAGGTGGCGGTTACTTGGACGAGTTCTCCGACGTTCACGACGACCGGGGCGGATGCGAGGAATGCTCCGGTGTGCGTGTAGCGAGGTGAGGAGGCTCCGGGTGCTGCGGTGAGAGGCTCGAAGACGATCGTCACCGACGAACCTACGTCGCCGAAGATCGACTGGACGGCTTCGCCCGTTGCGAACGAGCCGAGGACGGTGAACGTCGTCTCCGACGATTCGAGGCCCGCTACGAATGCGCGAGCGGTGTCCTTTAGGCTCGTGCTTTCGAGTGCGTCGACGGTCTTCGTCATCGAGATGTTCACGAGTTGGTCGGCCAAGTCCACCGAGTCGACGGTGAAGACGGCGGCTGCTCCGAGGAATGTTGCGGTGGCCATGTGTTGAGTTTAGTCCTTGTCTGAGTCGGAGGCGTCCTTGCGAGCGCCTTTATGCTTTCGGGGTTCATCGTAGCCGATTTCTGCGATGAGATTCTTCGCTCGCGCCCGGTCGAGATCGACTCCGCAGAGACGCAGGCCGTCCGCCGAGACGATGTCTCCTTCGGCGAAGCCGTAGAGACGTCGAGAGGTTACGCGGAACTTCTTCATCCGTAGCACACTACCTCGAAGCGGTAGGCGAGCATCTCGACGCCGGAGACGGTAACGGAGAGCGGGGACGCTCGGAGGCATCGAATGGACGAGACGGAACCGCCGAGAGTTTGATCGGCTTCGATCTTCGTCTTGATCGAGTTCGTTCCGGTGGCGGTGAGAAGTCCGTCGAGGTAGTCCTGCGCGGCCCGGTCGCTCATCCGTCCGGCGATGACGGTTACGTCGAGGTTCGCGGTATCTGCTCCGCGTTTCATGACCAAGTCCCAGTCGATCGAGAGGTTTCCGACGACTGCGGCGGGTGGGATGATGTTCTCGGGGATGGTGTCGTAGACGCGGAGGCCCGTGATGTTGAGGGCAAGTTTCATCTTGTCGCGAACGGTGGACGGTGTCACGCGACGACCTCGCGACGGTACGCCCGGACGATCGCCGAGATGTCTCGTCCGAGGGGACTCATGCGGATAGCGCCGAGTTCTGAGAGGCCGAGCACTCCGCCGACCGATGACGC